AAGAGTACATGCATAAGAAGCTTAAAGGCAACAATGATAAATCTATGAAGATTACTACTGCGAAAGCTTTAAAAATCAAAGTAGATGGTGATACATTAGTGCTTAGTCCTAAACAAGATAAATTAGCGCAGAAGCATAAGGTTACTATACGTAATGATAAAGATGGTGATATATCAGTTTGGGGTAAAGGTGATGATGTTCATAAATTCTTAAGTGCTATGGGTATGAAAACTGAAGCAATGGAAGAGAAAGTTGATTGCGATGGTCGTTTAATTGGATTTAAAGCTGCAAGTCGCAGAGCTGAAGGTGAGAAGCAAAAAGGTAAAGTCATTGTAGATAGACGTACTAAAGGTTATAAAGAAGCTAAAATACGTAGTGAAAAAGCTAAAGCTAAGAGAGAAGCGGCCGCTAAAAAGAAAGCTTATGAAAAGAAATATCCTAAGTTAGATTATGCTTATGGTGAAGATGCTGAATTAAAAGCTACAATTGAAGCCGCAAGCAAAGTTCTAATGGGATATAGAGAAAAAGATGAAGATGCAGCTGCAAATTCTGTTTCAAGTGGAAATGTAGATATGCCACCCACTAAAAAATTGAAGAAAAAGAAAGTAACTACGAGATACTAATGGAAGGCTTCAAATTATTTGAAAAGAAGTACATGTCTCAAGCTTCAAAGAAAGATAGATATAAAGCATCTAAAGATTATTTAATGCTTAAGACCAAGCAATCTAAGCTTGGGAAAATTCCTGATAGATATAAAGAACGTAAAGGCCTTGAAGGTCCATTTATGACTAAGTCAGGACAAGTTGTATATTATGATAAAAAATTTGGTCAATATTATAACTCTGATACGGACATTTATATTGATTATGATGATTGGAAAAAGATGAGTGAAAAGGTACTCGATTATGGTTCTGATGAAGCTGTTAAAGCTGCTAAAAAGAAAACACCTGGAGAACCAAATGAAGCTGTATCTCCTGCTCAAAGACGAGCTAGGAAAAAAGCTTATTTATTAAAGACTATGAAAAAATATGGTGATGCTGCTAAGATGGGAATACCAGCAGATCAAGTGAATCAAAGAAGAAATGCTCCAACTAGGAAAAAAACTTAAACAGGGCCTAGTTTTAATTATGGCAACATTAACATTACCTTCGGCCCACTCAATGAATGCGGTATATCCTATAGCTATGCCAACTGCTACATCCTCTGAGTATTATACCAAAACTGTCAATTTAAAAGAAACTGCTGGCTCATTTTTAGCCGAAGCAACCATGTTGGTGTATGATGAAATATTAAGATACCAAAGAGATGTTGAATTTACACATGGATTAGATGAAGGTCAACTTGCAGCATTTGATTATGATGCATTTGAAGCAAATGTATTATGGTTTATGGATGAATTAGTAGGTATAGAATCAGAATGGATTAAAGATGCCGAGAATCCTGAAACTGGAGCATATGGTTATGTACAATTTTTAGATGTAGATTCTGTTGAAACTGCAGTCAATCGCTATAGATATCATATAGAAAAATTTAATACACGTCGTAGTGGATTTGGATATACCAGATCACAAACTATTGATTTGTGGTTTCCTCCAATAAAAACTGATACATATGATTTGTCTATAGCAGATATACCAGATATTAAAGCTTTGCCATCAAATACGATAACAGATGCGAACTTACTAATGAATGAATCAACACTTTTGCTTACTTCAGTAAAAGGTGTAGAAACTCAAAAATATTATGAATATAGTATTAGTACAAATAGTGATGGCACACTTGGTGATGCTTCTATTGATATGGTAAACCAAACATATGGAGATACAGGAGTTGGTGATGAATTATATTCTTTCTTTATGTCAAATGTTAGTTTAGAAGTATTAGGTCAAATTCAATATGCTTTTCAAAATGAGAAGTATGATGACTTAGAAAAACTTGGGTTTTTATATAGTGATCTTGATACAGATTATAAAACTAATTCGAGCATGTGGGAAGGTTCTGAATTTGATGATAGTAAAGTGAAAAAAGTAGGTGGGTATTGGACATATCCTGCGTATACAACAGAATTTGGTCTTGAAATTCCTATAAAAACAACTTATACGGCTTCAACTAAAAGAGATTGGAATCCACGTGGTTATAGTGATGGCTCAAGAATGGAATACCCTGAATGGTTGATTACACTTGAAAGAAAAGTTAATAGTCAATTAATTGGTACAGTTGTTTATCCATCAGTTTATGAACATAAAGCAGATTTAGCTTTATTAACATACGATGAAATGGTAGCATTAGCATTTGTTAATTTACATAGAGAAGAGTCTAAAGATTATAACTTTGTACAGTTAGCAAAAGGTGATGTGGCTGCTGCAAAAGAGATATATTCAAAAAATCATCACACAAATCCAGACGCAAAGACGTTAGCACGCATGGAATTATTCTTCCAAATTCATTAAAGGAAGTCTTGTTTTATATAAATAAGTCTATATAACAAGGAAACATTATGGCAAAACCCAATTCAAGATCGACATTACAAGACCATTGCTTAAGAGCTTTAGGTGCACCTGTCATTGAAATTAATGTAGACGAAGATCAATTAGAAGATCGTACTGACGATGCATTACAATTCTATCAAGAATACCATTCTGACGGTGTAATCCGCGAATATCTTAAGCACGAGCTTACTGCAACTGATATAACGAATAGTTATATTACTGTTTCTGATGCTGTGACATCAGTTGTGCGTATGTTAAAAATTACCGGTCAAACTGGTTCTGCATTATTTGATATGGGTTATCATATGAGATTAAATGATATATTCATGTTGCAAGGTTTAGGTACTCAAATGCAAGAATACATACAATCACAACAAAAGTTATCATTAGTTGACCATAGATTAAATAGTGAAGAGCATATAAGATTTAGTAGACATATGAATAGAGTTCATATGGATCAGGGATTTGGTGATTTGTCAGCTGGCGAGTTTATTGTATTAGAGGTATTTACTATTATAGGTCCAGACACTTATACAGATGTATATAACGATCATTATTTAAAGAAATATCTTACAGCATTAATTAAGCGCCAATGGGGTGCAAATATGATGAAGTTTGAAGGTTTTCAATTGCCAGGTGGAATAACAATGAATGGACGTCAGATATATGAAGACGCCATCGAAGAAATTCAGGGGTTAGAAGAAGAAGCAAGGCTAATATGGGCTATGCCAGACAATTTTTTAATGGGGTAATTAATGGCTACATCAGTATATTTTTCGGGTGCTGTAAAATCTGAACAGGACTTGTATGAAGATCTCGTAACAGAGAGCATTAAAATATTTGGACAAGACGTGGTATATTTGCCACGCACACGTCTATCAGAAGATGCTTTACTCAATGAAGAATGGAGTGAATTTACTCAAGCCTATCCAATAGAAATGTATTTAGAAAACGCTGAAGGTTTTGAAGGCGATGGTAACCTATTAGGTAAATTCGGTTTAGAGATTCGCGATCAAGCAAACTTTGTAGTTACTAAACGTCGCTGGGATAATGTTGTAGGTATAAATGTAAATGATACTAATCTAGGTTATACTGAAAAAGGTATGCCTGCAGAAGGTGATCTCATTTATATGACAATGACAGGCAGATTATTCGAAATACGTTATGTAGAACCTAAATCACCTTTCTACCAATTAGCAGATCTTCCAAGCTATACAATGACTGCTGAATTATTTGAATATAATGACCAACATTTTGATACTGGTTGGGACGAGATTGATAAGATTGAATGGGATAATGCTACATCATATAGTTATGTTTTAACTACTAGTACAGACACATATACTCTTGGGGAGAAAGTTACACAATGGACAGGTTCTAATGATAGTGCTTCTCCAGCTGTACCAATTAATGTTGAAGGTTATGTTGCTGGATGGGATGGTGATAATAATAGAATAACAATTATATCTCCACATCAAAGTACAAATGGTGATGGCACATTTATGGCATTCTCTGTACAAGCGGCCGCTAATAGGAAACTTGTAGGTTCTGAATCTGGCACATCGTTAAATATTGTAACTGATGAGAGTGGTACTACGAAGACATTCTATAACCAAGATGAATTTGCTGATAATGATGAATTCGAATTAGCTGGTGATGATGTTATAGACTTCACTGAATCTAATCCATTTGGAGATCCATAATGTTTGCTAATCATTTCTATAATGAAAGTACAAGACGTATGGTATCTGTATTTGGATCGATTTTTAATGACTTACAAGTTGTTAAAAAAGATGCAGCAGGTAAAGTATTACAAAAAATTCAAGTGCCTCTTGGATATTCACCAAGAAAAAAGGTACTTGCACGTTTAAACGAACAAACAAGCGATCCAAAGCTAGCGATTAAATTACCAAGACTAGCATTTGAAATATCTTCTATGGACTATGATCCAGCTGCACGTGTATCAAAGCATAAGAATTTCACAAAGGTTGTAACAGGTGATACATTACAATTACACAAACTTGGTGCACCAGCCGTATATAAGGTTGGATTTGAATTAAATATTATGGCTTCGACACAAGATGAAGCACTACAACTATTAGAACAGATTCTACCAATGTTCCAACCGGAATATACGGTAACAATAAAAGATATCCCAACATTGGATATCAAAACAGATACTCCGATAATTTTAACGAGTATCGCCTTAAATGATGATTATGAGGGTGATTTAGTTACGAGAAGAGCTATTATTTATACTCTAGGTTTTGAAACTCGTATTCGTTATTATAGAGGTCTTACTAAGAGCAAGCAAATTCTCCAAACAGAAGTTGATTATTCAGGGAATGTTGATCCGACAACTCATAAATTTGAGACACAAAAGATAGTAGGTACAACTACTAGTGATGGTGCTGGTGGCTTTAAAGAGCCATACACCGAAACGATTAACTTTTTTGACGTAGAAGACTAGAGGAGAATTAAATGTTTAGATTTAACGCACGATTAGTAAGAGTCGTCGATGGTGATACCATTGACGCAGATATAGAATTAGGTTTTTCTGTATTCATGAGGGATAGAATCCGTTTAATGGGTATAGATACACCTGAGAGTAGAACAAGAAATTTGGCAGAGAAGTCATGGGGACTTGCTGCTAAACATAGATTAATTGAATTATTGGCAGAAGCTGATGGTAATTTTACTCTAGTAACCGAAGATATGGAGAAAGGTAAATTCGGAAGAGTACTTGGTACGATTGAGGTAAATGGCAAAGATGCTAACCAAAGTCTTATCGAAGAGAACTTAGCAATACCATACGAAGGCGGTAATAAAGATGAAAGCCGAACGAAGCATGGTGTAATGGA